GCTGATGTCACTGCTATGCTTAACCAAGGTAAGGGTGGTCTATACACCATCATCTTTGCTGCTGGCGCACTAGGTTCGATCATCACTATGAGCGTTAAAAAACTATTCGGAGATTAAAATCGACCCACTAACTATCGGCGCAGCAGTTGCCATTGCTAAAACTGCTGTTGCCGGAGTTAAAGAGCTAATCTCTCTAGGCCACGAAATTCAAGATTGCTATCACGACATAGCTACCTTTTTCGATAAGCAAACAGAAGTAGAACTTGCTGTCATCGAGCAAAAGAAACAGAAGATACAGGCTGCTAAAGAGGGCAAGCGTAGCGCTACCGCAGAGGCGCTAGAGGCTACCTTTGCACATAGAGAGATGATCCGGCTAGAAAAAGAGCTTAAAGAGGCTCTAATCTACGGCAGCCAGGAGTCAGGTCTATACGACGAGATGTGTCATCGTCGAGATGCAATTATCCTAGAACGTAAACAAGAGATCGAAGATGCTGAACGCGAGGAGCGTATGCGTCTGGCTGAAATACGTCGCAAGAAAGAGCAAAAAATACAGAATATTCAGGAATGGTTAGCTGTAGTGCTAGGCGTTTCTATTAGTAGTTTCGTAATGTATGCAATATGGTGGATGTTTAAAAACGGAGGTAAAGACTAATGATGACCTTAATTACTACGCTAATCTCTTTTCTATCTGGTGGCTTACCTAAGTTACTGGACTTTTTTCAAGACAAGCAAGATAAGAAGCATGAGTTAGCACTTGCTCAACTACAGATGGCGCAGCAGCTAGAGATGGCTAATAAGGGCTTTGAGGCTCAAGCGCACATTGAAGATATTAAGACAGAGCAGATCGGCATCCAGACGCAAGCAGATGAGCGCATAGCGTTGTATTCTCACGACATTGAGATTGGTAAGGGTGCTAGTCAGTGGGTTGTTAATGCTCGCGCTATGGTACGTCCTACGATTACTTACGGTCTATTTTTATTGCTAGTTGCTATTGACATTGCTGGTGTTTGGTATGCATGGACACAAGACGCTCCGTTTAAGGAGATGATGGCGCTTGTTTGGGATGACGATACACAGACAATTTGGGCTTCTGTCATAAGTTTCTGGTTTGGTACACAGGCGTTTAGCAAGAAATGAAAGTAAGCGATAAAGCTATTAAAGCTATTATTCACCATGAGGGCGTGAGGTATAAGCCCTACCGCTGCCCTGCAAATTTGTGGACGATTGGCGTTGGAAGCGTTTTATATCCTAAACAGGGACTAATGACGTTATCTGATAGGCTATTAATGCCGCTTGATCCAAAGGACAATCGAATATTTACGAAGGATGAGGTAGATGCGATTCTTAAAACAGACTTGCAGCGTTTTGAGCGAGGTGTACTACGTTATTGCCCTAGTCCTATTACTCAAGGGCAATTCGATGCTCTCGTCAGTTTTAGCTTTAATGTAGGGCTAGGTACTTTACAGCGGAGTACGTTGCGCCAAAAACACAATCGCGCTGAGTTTGATGGTGCTGCTGCTGAGTTTCTGAAATACACAAAAGGTGGCGGTAAGGTTCTAAAAGGGTTGGTAAACAGACGCAAAGACGAAATGAAAATCTACTTATCTTAGGAGTTATCATGAAACAAATTATTGTAGGTCTTTTGTTAGTTATATCAGTTTCGGTATATTCGGCAACACAAGACGCAGACGGTAATTTGCTTCTATCTCAAGAAGAAGTCTATAGAACCATTGAGCAATTTAATCAGCTTGAAATACGCATTGACTACGCTAATAGTAAAATCAAAGAGTTACAAGATAAACTTGAGAAACTAGAGAAAGTAAAGTGCGTATAATGGTTACTAAAAAGATACCGCAAGACTGTATGCCGATGTGCCAATCATGCGCTTTCTTTGATCGTGAGAAGAATGATGATGTCGGGCTTTGCAGACGCTATCCACCATCTATGTTCTTTCTTGGCGACGATGATTTCGAGAGTTTATTCCCAATTACTGGGATTAACGAATGGTGCGGTGAATTTAAAAGGCAGGTGTCATAATGACTCACCACGTAACAGATGAGGAGTTCATAGAGGCATGGAACTCATGCGGCTCAGTTACTAAGGTAGCTGAGATTCTAGGCATTAACCACAGATTCGTTAATCGCAAGCGTAGAGACATCGAAAAGCGGCAAGGTGTCCAGTTGCTTGCCACTGCTAAAAACAGCCCTGATTTCAATGTAACTTTACCTGCCAATGGCGTTAGAGTTAATGTTGGATTGGAATCAGGCGTTGTTATCGTTGGCTCAGATGCTCACTACTGGCCTGGCATCATCTCTACGGCTCACAGGGCCTTTATAGTGGCTGTTAAAGAGCTAAACCCTAAGATGGTCATTATGAACGGTGACGCGTTTGACGGGGCTAATATCTCTCGTCATCCACGTACAGGATGGGAAGCTAGACCTAGCGTTAAACAGGAGTTAGAGGCTTGCAGAGATCGTATCTGTGAGATCGAGGATGCTGCTGGCAATGCCAAACTGCACTGGACTTGGGGTAACCACGACATCCGTTGGAATAGCAGACTGTCCTCACAGGCTCCTGAGTTTGAGGGTATCCACGGCATGAACTTGACGGATCACTTCCCGCGTTGGAAGTTTTCTACTTCGGTGATGGTAAATGACCACACTCAAATCAAGCATCGCAACTATAACGGAATACACGCTGCTTATAACGCTGTTCTCCGGTCTGGTGTGTCAACAGTCAATGGTCATCTACACTCTCTTAAAGTCACTCCTTGGACTGATCTGACAGGTACTCGTTACGGTGTCGATACAGGATCATTAGCCGACGTATGGGGGTCTCAATTCGAATACCAGGAGGACGGAACTAGGAACCATAGGAGCGGTTTTGTGGTGCTGACATTCTACGAAGGCAAGTTACTGCCTCCGGAGATGTTAGAAGTCATTGATGAGGATAAAGGTCTTGTGTGCTTTCGAGGACAGGTGATCGCGGTTTAATCCAGCTAGATGTCCAATCAGCCTTAACTGGTTGGAGTTTAACCCTGCGTTTAGCTAGGAATAGGTCTTTCTTGTCTATATCCTGGTTAAGTCTATTACGTGCTATTTGCGCTCTTTCCTTTGAGGATAATGGCGCAGGTCTAGCTGCATCGCTGTAGTTGCCTATACAAAAAATAGGCACATAGACTTCTTTTATCTCTTTTTGTTCTTTTATCCAGCTATCAATATAGACTAGCTTGATCTTGCGTAAATGCTTGATATAGCCTTTCATCCACTTGTTCGAGATAAAGAACTGCTTTTCTATCTCCGTGTATGTTGATGGCGTTTCTAGGATTTTGAGCAACTTAGCCATTCTTACTTCAGATGGCTTTGTGTTGTATTTCATTTCACTCATCTTTGACGAATACTCCATTAAAATTTAAGAATCCTTTACGGTCTTTAATTTCTGCATAGGCATCTTGCAAGCAGTCAACAATAGATATGTCTTTGATGGCGCAGTAGATTATTAGCGTTACCAGTACATCTCCGACACCATCTCTGATTGCTAGTATATCGTCTTTGATCTCAGCGTCGCATAGCTCACCTAGCTCACTCACAGTTTTCATGAGTTGAGTGCTGGCTTCAGCATTGGGAATGATTCCGCGAGCTTCTGCCCATCGGATAACGTCAAGCTCTAGTGATGTCCACATTATTTACATATCCTTTTCTTTGCATCTTTAAAGTTAGACTCGAACATCCAGCCTACACATTGTTTGTCAATGTCTGGCGATGTGACTGACGCTACTCCTTCAGTAAATCCACGGTGATATTCGTGTTGCAGTCTGTTCATGACACCTAATCCAATGCCAGGTATAGACGCTACAACCACGATTAAGATCATTCCCCAACGCATAGCTGCCTAATCTTTTTTACATCAATGCCAAAAGTCTCATGCACTCGCAGGATGATCTCTGCTGACGGGACTATCTTCTTATTGCGAATCTTTGACAGGGTAGAGATGCCAATTCCCATGTGTAGGGCAATAGCTCGATCATTCTTGAAGCCATGATTTTTAATCAAATAATCTAACAATTCCATTTTTATCCTTTAACTAAACATCCAATTAGGTAATTTTCCTTCTTTATATTTTTTGGCTGCTGCCCTTCTTCGTGCATTTTCTTGCTGCTCAATTGTTATTCTTTTAAAACTTCCATGGTTTTGCTCAGATAATTCTTTTCCATCTGTTTTTGCTCTTTGCTCCATACAAGGCCCATGTGAAAATTCATGCGGCCCTTTTCCTCTTGGTAATCCACAAACGGGACAATTTTTGTATATTGATTTGTCTTTCATAATTCCTCCTAGTTATGCAGGGTCACCAGTTCGAGAAAACATGAAGGAGAACCTGGCCCCTGCTGCCGGTGTTACTCGCCACTACCGGCTAGGCGTGCAAACTCTAAAAGGGGGGAGAATGTAAACTATCGTCCAGCTCTTTCCACATATCTACCTTTTCATTTTTTGGCTTTGCTTCTTTTAGTTTAAATGAGCAGCTCATAAACTTGCCCGACTTACCCTCTTTGAGCCAGGCTGATACATAAACTGGATTACCTGCTAGGTCTTTACCGTCGCCTGAGTAGTCAGGGTGATTGTCTGATTGCTTTTGTTGATTCTTGAAAAGTGAAAAGCTGCCTGGTTTTGGATCGTATGCCATGATTTACCTTTATCGTGTGGTGAACTTCTTAATTGCACTGCGCTGCTTGCTATCAAACAAAGACCAAAGAGCTGTTTTGCTATCTGCGTCTAAATCTAATTCATTGATGTAATCGACTGCACCTTGTACGTCATTCTTTGTGAGCAATGAGATAGCCTCTACGCCAATGCTGCGGATTACTTCTTGATCTTCTGCCGACATAGATTGAAATACGTCAACAGTAATCGGTTTAGCTGACACAGGCTCGCTAGAATCGATTGCATCATGCTCGACTATCTCCATAGCTGTGACGTATAGATAGCGGCGGCTATAGGTCTCTACGGCCCCTAGATTCTGGATAGGGTGGCAACCTTTGAGCTGCGCTTCTGCCATTGGGCTAGTAAACGTTACGCAGCCACCATTCTCAGTATCAATGATCCGCAATGTAGCCAGCTCAGTACCAAACGATACAACTGGACAAAGTTTTAACTCAAAGAAAATTGACTGAATTGCCGGTAGAAAGTCGCCAAGCTCAAAGTATTTATATCCTGCAAACTTATTGTGGCCTGACTTCTTTAGCTCTGTGTGCTGCAATTTGATACGGGCTTTTTGCAGTTTTTCGTAGACTAGCCATTCTAGCCATTGTTGCTGTTCTTCTTGTTCCTGTTGCTGGCGCATGATTATTTACCTTTATTTGAATTTTTTAACGATGACATTATTGAATGTCCGAACTTCCTGTAAAGTTTGAATTTCCTTTGCTTTTGCTTGCTCCTTTCTAATACGGTTAAAAGTTTTTTCAAGATCAGTTTTACCTGCTGGCACATACTTGAACCTTGCGTCTAAGATTGATTTAAAGTCATCCATTTATTTTCCTACGTCAACCATGAAACCAAAATATATCCTGAAAACAATATGATAGCAATGACTTTAGGGTGTCTTGCAAGCCAATCATCTGTCGATAGTAATTTCATGAGACCACCGACGAATACCGATGGAGTGCCGTTTTTTCTGAGTGCGATTTGCAAGAAGAATAGCCGCTGTCTCCAGGGCCGAATCCTTCACCACATTGGCTGCAAAAGGTTTCCTTAAATTTAGTGTTGCTAATGTTTGCGTGGCCCATTTTTACTTTCCACAAGTGCGCCAAAACCATTCCCAAGCTGGAAAACTCAGTGCCTAACTCCTCGTTAATTTTATTTACTGCTATTTTTAACCCGTCTTCAATTCCTTCAGAGTAAGTCATTTTTCATTCCTCCAAAAAACCATTTATCGAACTTTTCGTTATTAAATGCTTCGCTTGCTGCTTTTGCTTCTAACCACAGTGCATCTGCCTCATCTTCTTGATACGCTGCCAGGCAAACTAGCAGGTCATCTAATTCTTCAATCATTTCTGTCTCCGTCGTTGGTATGACTGAACTATAACGACATACGTTATTCGCTGCAAGAAATACTTTTCTATTGATATTTGTTTACCAATAGCAACAATCAATGACACAAAACTATAAACCTGTATATTATTTGATTGTCTACCCTCTTAATTAAGGCTATTTAAGGGGGAACAAAATAGCAGGAATAGCAGGAATAGCACCGTCACACGGTCTAAGGTGTTTTTAAAAAAGAGAGATTTTTATGAGTTTATGGCGCAAAAGGAGAATAAAAATGCAAGAATTAGCTAGATGTTCAGATTGTGGTTGGATCGGCGATGCGGAAAATGTAGAGACAGGTATTTGCGATATGGTGTTTGCTGATCCTGTTGATATTTGCCCAAGCTGTAATCATCCAGACTGCATAGCACCATACAAAGAGGAGACTAAATAATGGACTTGCCAAAGAAAGATAGCCGTAGATACCAGATTTGTGTTGCTTTTGCTAACTCAGGCATGATGACGCTGCATAGTTTAGTAGAGGAACACGGTTTATTTGGCTTTAGAGACAAGCAGCGACTTTCATCTGAAATGAATCATCTATGCACTACTGGCTGCATTAAGAAGCTCACAGATGCTTATATGCCTACCTATGAGCTGCGTCTAGCTATACAGTCGTTTGATAAGCCTGGTCTGGTTAAATCACGAGAGCCAGTACCGTTTAAAGAATTGTCTGACAAGTTTATGTTGCCAAAGGTTAGCCCTAGAGGTGAGCCACTAAGAGACATTTCATACATTGGGTTAGGAGCAAGCATTGCTGAACACGTATACCGTTTCTAGTCCTGACTATACGTTTAGGCAAAAGTTCTGCCCAGGCTGTAAGCGTGCTAGGTCAGAAAAGAATTTCAATGGCGGAGTTTTATGCAAGATTTGCAGACTGCGTAAAGTTAAGATATAGTTTGTAAATCGTGTCGTACTTGGCGGTGCGATATGGAATGGCTAGGGTAGCTCCCGAAAAGACGATTCGTTACCGTCCTGCCAGTTCCTTCTACAGTAACGGCTACCAATAACGTGAGGTACAAATGAAACTTGTTCCAAAGAACTGGACTGTTTTCCAGCATTACAAAGATCGCTGCCCACCTTGGGTAAAGCTGCATCGAGAATTACTAAATGATAAACAATTTATGTGCTTGCCTGTTGCTAGCAAAGCGCTAGCACCTTTGCTTTGGCTGCTTGCAAGTGAGTCTAAAACAGGTGAGTTTGATGGGTCTATAGAGGAACTTGTCTTTAGATTAAGATTCACTGTTAAGGAAGTTGAGGCAGGACTTAAACCATTGATTGATAAGGGATTTTTCCTTAGTGCTAGCGGAGTGCTAGCAGACTGCTTGCAAGGTGCTAGACCAGAGACAGAGACAGAGAGAGAGGAGAGGGAGAGACAGAAGCAGTTAGCGCTTGATGTAAAACTTGGCTTTGTTGAGTTTTGGAAATGTTATCCAAAAAAGATTGCAAAACCAAATGCAGAAAAAGCATGGATGAAGATTGCTCCAGATGTTGATTTAAGTAAAAGAATTATTCATGCAATTTCTGAACAAAAACTTCTTGAACGTGAGGAGCAGTTTATTCCTTATCCTGCAAGCTGGCTTAATGCTCGACGATGGGAAGATGACCTGGTGGCAGGAAAATCCAGTAATGGCCTGAAGTATTGGGAGAAGGGATACCAATCATGAAAGGTCATGTAGAACTACTCAAGTTGCGTATAGAAGGTTTTAAACCAAGAGGCTTATGGGTGTGCTACGGACATGATCCGTTAAAGGGCTGGAACACTTGGTCTAAAGCTGGCGATACATTGGCATTTCCTGAAATTGAGATATTGCCGATAGAAAATATCAATCAACTAGACTTGAGGTTTGCTGTAGGATTAACTGTACACATTTCAAGCAATGAACATCTTGCAAAACTAAAGAAAATCCATAACGCTTTTGTTTCTGCCAAGGCTAAATCGGTTTTCGTATCCACTAAAAAATGCTTAATCTTACCTTCAGGGAGCGTATTAGATGACTATGTTCCTGCGTGAAGATATTAATTTTTCAGCGTACCTACGAGCTACCGATCTCAAGCAAAACATCAAGGACGTATCGACATGGGTTGATGAGCTGGCTGACAATCTTGAAAACCCTGTTATCGAAAAATCTACTCCGATGGAATGGGAGTGTACGAAGAACTTTGCATTTAGACCTGGCGAAGTGACGGTATGGGCAGGTTCCAATGGTGGCGGCAAGTCTTTGCTGACAGGTCAGATTGCTTTAGGTTTAGTCAAGCGTGGCGAGAAAGTATGCGTTGCGAGCTTTGAGATGAAACCCAAAGTATCGATTAAACGGCTTATAAGGCAGTTTGCAGGCGAAAACGTCGAGCAGTTGGCATCCACACATGGACTGCCCTACAAACGCGCCTTGTATGACCGTTTTAAGGCTTTTGGTACTGGCAATATTTGGTTCTATGACCAACAGGGTACGGTAACAGCAGATCAAGTTATCTCAATGGCAAGATACTGCGCTGTTGAGCTTGGTGTAACTCATGTGTTTATTGATAGCTTGATGAAGTGTGTAGCTGGCGAAGATGACTATAACGGTCAAAAGCGCTTTGTAGACGAGATTACTGCTTTGGCTAGAGACCACAATGTACACGTACATCTTGTTCACCATATCCGCAAATTGCAGTCTGACGAGTTGATGCCGAACAAGAATGATCTGCGTGGCAGTAGCTCTATCACGGATCAAGTAGACAATGTTTTTATCGTTTGGCGCAATAAGAAAAAAGAGAATGAAGTAAACAAGGGCATGGAGACAGATATGTCTGCACCTGACATGATCCTGATGAACGAAAAGCAGCGTAACGGAGAATCTACTGAGTGGTATCACATGTGGTTTCATTGGGAAAGCAGCCAGTTTATTGAGAAATGGCAGGGCTTTCCTAGTGACTTTGACAATAAAGGAAGGTTCAGAGGTGCATGAGTTTTTTGAAGAAGAACGGCATAGATGTGAAGTCAGACAAGTAATTAAGTGGCGAGTGCAAGACAGGAATAAGGCTATGGAATACCTGCAAGACGTAGCAAAGAAAAGAGGCCAGGAATCAGCGGACAGATTGAGGAAGGATTCTGCTGAACAATGGGAACGTAAGAACAGAGGATTGGAGGGAGATTGGAAATGATGACGCGGGATGAAACTAACCACGTTTTATTCATATTGGAAAAAATTGCAGAAGGTTGTACACAAGTTATAGAAGATAAAGACGTAATTGAAAATGAAAAAATTATTGTCAAACTTATATTGGATGATCTTAAAATTCCAATAAAAATATTACATACAGGATTACATCGTGGTTTTATAAAACAAGAGTCAAAAAAAATTTAAAGGAGATTAAAAATGGCACGCCATGATTTAGAAAAAAGAGCATTGATAACATTAGTTGAATCACTTGATAAAGAAATTGATAGAATGGAAAGTAAAAATGAAAGAGATTTTAATAATACTAGTATGTTGATAGAACATATTTTAAACAGTCAAGGAATGGAGGTTCTTTATAATTTAGCAAAAGAAATTGATAAAAAAAATGGTAATGAGCATTTCCAAGATTTAGTTGCAATGTTTGCTCCATTTTAATGAAAAAGAATGGAAATAAATCTATCTGCTACTGACATTATTTTAGCTGCTCATTATGCTGGAACAATTGAGGATGCTAAAAATATAAATTCAGTTAAAAATAATGGCAAATATAAAATGAATGGTTTTGCTGCTCATTATATTGGGATGCTTGGAGAGGTAGCCATTTGCAAGTATTTAAACATTAATGTGCAAAGCAATATTACATTTGGTGGCGATGGTGGTGTTGATCTAATATATAAAAATCAAACCATTCAGTTAAAAACAAGAGCCGGTGATAATCCAGAACCACGATATATTATTTTTGATAATATTGATGAGTTTAAAACAGACTGGGCTATTTTATGTTCATTAAAATCTGCCACAGAAATTAAAATACATGGATTCACAAGTAAAGAAAGATTTATCCATAAGCACATAAACAAGAACTTCAGTTATGGAGATAGGGTTTGTTTGGATGAAAAATATCTAAATGACATTTCTAAATTTGATGAGGCTACAGAATGGTATATAAAAAATGAAAGCATTTACAGTCAAGTGGCATCCTGAACGTGACGAAACAACTATTGAGTACAGCATTGAATTTGTTGACTCATCTGCAATAGCGCAAGCAGATATACTTAGAGATGCATTGTTTGATTTAGAAGCTAAGTACGACGAAGCAGTAAATAAAATAAAGGAGAAGAAAACTTGAGAGCTGCTAGAGTTGACGTAAACCAAAAGCACATAGTCAATTGTCTACGTAAGGAGGGCTATACGGTACAGCACTTGCATAATGTTGGTGAAGGTTGCCCAGACATTTTAGTAGGCTACAAGGGACTAAACATTTTGATGGAGATTAAGGACGGTAGAAAACCTGAATCGGAGCGGAAACTCACAGCGCAACAGGTAATCTTCCATAAGATGTGGAAGGGCCAGGTTGAGGTAGTCATTAGTCCAGAGCAAGCAATTTTGGCTGTCTTGGCGCATACCAATGGCAAATAACAAGAAGCCACGTAAGCGGCATATTCCTCGTAGGAACATCTTGCCAATGACGATTCGACATAATGCACAGAGTGAGCAAACATTGCAGCTAGTACCGCACACTGAGTTAATGAAGTTCCGCGAGGGTGTAGGTGACGAGATAGGCTGGAACACAATTACTGCCAGATTAAATGTTGGGCTGGTGGCTGCATACCAAGCTGACTATGATCCAGAGTATTTGTTGTTAATGGACAGTCTTAAAGCAATTGTTAATGTGCGAGAGCGATTCTTAAATACTGGCAGATGGGGATTATCTGGTGACGATCTTAAAAGCATAGGCGATGGTTTAGTGGCTACTGATAACTTACAGCTATCAATAACAAGAAAGCAATTATCAAAAGCTATTGACTATGTATTTAAAAACGCAGGAGCTTTAGACGATGTTTCTAACGTATACGTGCAAATATGATAAATCCCAATGAGGCAATAGACTACATAATCAAGCACTCACAAGCATATGCTAAAGCTAAAGCGCAGGTCACTTACTTGACTGAGTACCGCAAGACTAAGAAAGCTATTTGTTTTCAATCAAGTCTAAGATCAACAATGGCAGAGAAAGAAGCAGACGCTTATGCTCATCCAGAATACCAGGCTGTATTAGAAGGCTTGAGGGAGGCTGTAGAGGAGGCTGAGAGGCTTCGCTGGATGCTGATAGCGGCACAGGCTAGGGTTGATGTCTGGAGATCGTATGAGGCTTCTAATCGCGGTATAGACAAAAGAACAATGTGACTAAGGACGAAAAGAAATATCTATCGAAATTGGTAGACATTGGTTGTATAATTTGTTATAGGAACGGCTATCCTCAGACACCGGCAGAAGTGCATCATGTTCGTGGTATAGGGCTAGGTATGGGTGTTAGGAGTGGACACTACGACACTATTCCGCTTTGCCCTAGCCACCACAGAGGTAATGATGGCTATCACGGTATGGGTCGCAAAGCGTTTGAACGGAAGTACCAGATAACTGAGATTGACTTACTTGTACAAGTTAAGGGGCTGCTGAATGAAAAAGACGAAAGCTGAAAAAAAGGTCAGTAAGGTGATGACTGAGTTTAAGGGTGGAACATTGCACTCAGGCAAAGGCGGCCCAGTAGTAAAGAATCCAAAGCAAGCTATCGCAATTGCATTATCAGAGGCAAAAATTGCCAAGAAAGGGAAGAAAAAATGAAGGGTTTAAAAAGCTGCGGTAAATGCAAGGGTGGTGAGTGCAAGGGCGGTAAGGGTTGCATGAGAGAAGAAAAAGAAGAAAGCATGGAATATTCCGGTAAAAATGGCAAAAAAGGCATGACTGTAGCGATTATGTTGGCTATGCCGAAACGTGGTCAGCGCACTGCTACTAACAAGGCGAAGAAGAAATGAAGCCCGGACTTTACGCAAACATTAACGCAAAACGCAAGCGTATCGCTGAAGGATCAGGCGAAAAGATGCGTAAGGTAGGTGCTAAAGGCGCTCCGACCAAGGCTGATTTTAAAGAATCGGCTAAGACTGCAAAGAAAAAGAAATGATTAAGCGTGGCAAAGAGGAGTTTGCTGGCTATAACAAACCTAAAAAGACTCCTAGTCATCCTACTAAAAGCCACGTTGTATTGGCTAAAGAGGGTGATGAGGTTAAGTTGATTAGGTTCGGCCAGCAAGGTGCTACAGGTAGCCCTGACGGTTCAAAGCGTAATGAGGCATTTAAGGCTCGTCATGCCAAGAACATAGAAAAGGGCAAGATGAGTGCTGCTTGGTGGAGTAATAAAATAAAGTGGTAGTAAA